ATCTCTATTTTTTAACCACAAATACGCTTTTGTAAATCTTGTTTGAGTTAAAAAATTACCATTAAAAGAAACACCGTATTTAGTTTCTATTGCATCAAATATTCTAGCTACTTTTAAAGCAGGAAATAATTCGTTATGGTGTATATGGTGTGAGTTTTGAGATATATCATTTGCACCACCACCGCCATACTGCCAAACTCTATTACTTGAAATTAAAGGGAATGCTATATCAGTATCTGAAGTAGTTGTTATTTTATCTTGTACAACTGCACCTGTATAACTAATAGTATAATCGTTTAGCTCTGCAATATCTTTTAATTTATCTTCTTTAAATCTATCAGTTAAAGAAATTAAATTACCATAAAAAGTAATTTTATAATCTTCAATACGATTATTTTTTACAGTAGCACTTTCTAACTGCCATTTACCTACTCTAAATACTTGAGTATCTATTTCAATATATCCTGCATATCTTTGATTTTGATTGTAACCGTTATCTAATGCGTTATCGTACCAATGTCTAAATATTTCATTATTATTATCGCTTGCAGGTATTGTAAAACTTTGTGAATAATCGGTAAATACTTTTGATATATCATTAACATTTTGAATAGAAGAAGTAATACTAATTTTCTCATCGTTAAATAATTCTATACGCCTAACGTAATCTATTTCTGTTGGTGTTGGTTCTACACCACCTAAATCATTAATTATATTTAATAAACAATTTTCTGCTTCAAACGTACCGCCATCTGTTTGCACTCTATTAGCAAAATCAGTTATAGTATTTAAAGCAACACCATAAACGCCACCTAAAGAATTAATTTCAGATACTAAACAGCTATCAGCTTCAAAAGTACCACCATCAGCAATTACCCTTTCTTTAAATTTGTTTACAACTAAATCTACTGAAGCATCAATAGTTTTTTTAGTGTATATGTATAAAGCAACTTCCATTAAATTACATCGTTTATTAAACCGTAGTTAAATTCAAATTCTATTTCGTAATTTATATTTTTATCTTTTAAATGCGTTTTGTAATCAGAAGAAGTACTTTTTACTACTGCAGGTTTGTTATCCAATAGTACAACTTCGCTCATTAATAAATCTTGTATTAAATCAAAGTAATTTTCATCTACCCAACCTGTATTACATTTAATCTTTTGTTTACCTTGTTGGTTAAACGTTCTTTTTTGCCCTTGAAACACATTATAATTTATGCTACTTGGTAATAGGTTAAAATCTTTATTTGTTGTTTCTATGCTTTGTAAATTAGCTTTAAAGAATGTAAGAAACTCCCAACCACCAAAACGATTAATAAACGTACAAGTTATAGGAGTATATTTAGGCTCGCATAATTGTTCTGCTTTAATTGAATATAATTGCCCTACTCCATCTTGACTTATTAAAACATCTTTGCTAGATAATAATATTCTGTACATAGACGCTTCTGATACGCTAAAAGTTTGTACTGTTGTACCATTATCTACATCATAATTACCATCTTCAAAAAATACATTTACATAACTAGTAGTATAATCTTTTACATATTTTTTTATACCTGTATTAAACAAAGGCAAAACTGTATTAGTTTCTGAATTATTGTACCCACCTATATAATCTGTATAGCCATTTAAACAAACAAAAGTTTCAGTAGATAATAACGTATAAGTATTTAAAGTTAATTCTGTATATCTTTTAACTACACAATAGCACCAAGTTAGCTCATCTTCTTCAGCAGGTACAGTAGTTGTATATGTTTTAATAGGTTTAATAAACTCTTTAGCATAGTTAGCAATATTATAAGTGTTTTCTCTTTGTGTATTGCTTGCTATCTTTTTACTCAAAGTATAAGTAGGTAAAATAGGCACACCGTCACTCTTGCTGTATAAGTATAATTCTACCTTGCTTCCTAATTGGTTTGCTTCATTTACCTGTATAAAATACGGACTTCTAATAAATATCTTTTTCATTATTTTTTGTTTAATGTATATTGTAAAAATTGTTCAACATCCAAACCATACGCTTCAACTAATTCATCTGGCAAACGTTCAAATGCTTTTTCAAATGGTTTAGTAAAAAATAAACTTGGTTTAATACCATTCTTTAATATACCACCTGCAATTAAATAAGCTGTACTTTTAAAACTCATAAATTTGCCACTCTCTTTATTACGAAATTGAAACCTACGTTTTGTAACCCAATCTTCAATAGGTTTTAATGGTGGTCTTTTGCTTGAATAACTAAATGGTGTATCGTATTTTCTTTTAGTACCACTAACACCTTTGTCTTGAAATTCACCGTAATTTTCCATTAAGAAAGTTAAACGAAAACTATTAGCACTTACTTCAATTTGTTTATCTAAACTATTGTAAAGATTTTTGTTTACATTCTTATCACCTTTAGTTAAATTGCTTCTACTTTGCTGAATAACGTACTTTGCAAAGTCGTTTAAATATTTATATGTAGATTTATTATCTAACATATTGTCATATCGTTTTTAACTAACACATCAAACGTTAACGCCCAACCTGCTAAATCGTTTTCAAAACGTTCTGTAAATGGTTCAAAATTTGGGCTACCTGTTAATTCCCAAAAGCTATTACGCAAATCACCACGATTTAACCTATCCATTACGCGTACACCTAAAGCCATTTGAGTATTCCAAACATCTACTTTATTACTTTCATCTTTTTGATTAAGCAAATCCATTAAAAGTATAGTAATATTAAACTGAATTACATTACCTTGATGCGTTGCATTGTTTATCATTATATGTGATAAAGGGAATAATGTACGCTTTGCTAAATCTACACCAAATATATCACCCTCTGTAACTGTGTTTACAAAAGGCTCATCAAGTAAAGCTTCTTTAATTTTATTTATAATACTATATACCATTACGTTTTAAATTTTTAATTTCTATTTCTGTTTTTTCTTTTTCAAACATTAACCACATCATTAATTGAGTGATGGGAAGTTTGGTAATTGCATCAAATCGTAAAACGTTGCCTTGTGCTGCCCCGTAAAGAGATTGATACCATCCATATTTTTTTCCAAAAGCTTCTTCGCTGCTTCCGATTGTTCCACTTCGCTGTGTAAATAGTCCATCAAACCGTTCACGCAGTCGTTCATTAAATTCGAAAAAAAAACTAAGCAACCTAAAACTACATCTAAAGGCATATATTTTAAAACCTCGCTGTACTTCTCTGAGCTTTCGTATTCTTCTATTGTATATAAATCCTTAACTTTTGTTTTTATTGGTCTAAAAAGCACCGCCATTGCTTTGTGAAACGTTGCTGTATCACTTAAATAGTTTTCTAAATCTATGTACTCACCAGAAGTCATATCTTCTAACTTTGGTATAAAGCCAAATTCATAAATACCCAATTTAAAAGTATTAATCAATTTAGGTTTTTGATTTAGCAATCCGTTTAAATGATTTAATAAATCATCTGTATCAGCTAAACGAATACGAGCCACGTCTTTTAATTCTATATTGCAAAATATTTCAATAGTTTTTTGATTAACAAATTCACTCGCTTCATTATCCTTAACCAATTTTTCAAACCTTTGGTATTGATAAAGAGTAATTTCGTTTAGTGTTTCTGGTATTTTAATATCTATTTTCATAAGCATTTATTTAAAAACATTAAAGTTGATTTTTTGTATAAAATAAAAAACAACTAAATTTGATTAGTTGCTAATTTGTATGCGTGTATTAATTTTTTTATTTCTCCTACATTACGTGGTAAGTTAATAGTAACTTGTTTACCTGTCTTTTTTAATATGTGTACTTCTACCATATAAATCATTTCGCCATACGTTGGTTGGTTAGTAGACATAATAAGAACCTTTGTTTGGGTTATCTAAATGAAAAGTAACATTGTAACGTATTGCATCGATAGCGTGGTTAAAATCATCTATGTATAATTTACTACCTTTGTTGAGGTATGCATAATTGTTTAATTCCTTTGCAATATTGCTGCTGTCGTTATCAACTATAATATCATAATCTAACATCATAGTAACACCGCTTTCAATAGTACCTTTTTTAATTGGTTCTATGTTTAAACCTTTGTGCCTTAAATCTACTATTAACCTATTTTCTGCACTATCAGCTATTATTAATTTATTGTTTGCTTTGTCTGTGCATATCTTTGCCAATTCTTCCATACGTAAACCATTTTGGTATAAATGTTCTTTAACGTAAATCTTTTTATGGTCTTTGTCTATTGCAACTTCAATTAATGTATCAGGGTCAATACTAAAACCAAAGTCCAAACCAAATGAAGTAGGTAAATTGTTTGGGTTAAACGTTCCAAACTGCCAATTAGTAAATACTACACCCTCTGCTTTGTCTAACCACGCTCCCATTATTTGATGGTTATACTTTTGACTTCTGCGAGTTTTCATATCCTCAACTTGAAGTATAAAAGATTTAGAAAGGTTTGCGTAATTATCTAAATAAGTTGTATGTATGTAAGTAATATCATCTTTAACTAAATTGCTACCATCAGCAACGCCTTTGCTTTCAAAAAAACGTTTGTAAATAAAGTGTTCTTTTGTTGCAGGGTTAAGCACTAATATAACTCTGTTTTGTACATTCTTTGCACGAATAGAAAAGTCTATTTTATCAAAAGTATCTTCATCGTTTAATTCTTCTGCTTCATCTAATACCCAAGTAGTAACACCAGC